AATAAAGTTGAAATAATAGTTCATATTCCAAAATGGGAACATGATAAAACACCTGATTTCCAAATAAGTGGATATTTTGACATGCCTGAAAGTTTTAAAACATTTGAAACAGATGCAAATAGATTTATTAAATTGTTTAAGTTATCAAATAAATGATTAAATATTTATTTTTAATTTTTCTGTTATTTTCTTCCTGTTTTACAGAAAAATCTTTACACGAAGATGAAGAAAAAGTGTTTATAAATGTAGACGGTCACTCTATAGAGCTTGTAGTGGATGAATACGAAAATCCTTATTTAAAGCAAAAAACAGGATGTGGTGTTATTTATATCCCTTTCACGTTCCCTACAGAAGAAGATGAGATTCCACAGATTTACGAAGTGAATAAACTAAAAAATCATGACTTACATCAATGAAGATTGGGAGAGAGAGGCTCAGAAAGATTTTGTATATTTGCTAGAGCAGAAAATGATGATGAAAGAAGAATATAGACAATGGATGACAAAGGAAAACAACAGAAAACCTGCTCTAATAAACGTGACAGATAAAGACAAAATACTAGAGAAAAATGAACAACTTAAACATCACATTCTCCCGTTTTGAGTCCCTGCATAAACAGGGATATACACTAGATATGATATATCTCCTTTCACAGATTGAGAAGGGAGTGGATGTTAAATGTCTTTGTGAAGAGGGTCCTAAACTAGGGGCCCTCTTTCAGGGCATATTTAGAAAAGGACTCATTACAGATCAATGTAACCTTACACTTTCTGGTAGAGGTCTTTTAGATTTTCTCAAAGGAGAAGATTGTGAGACAAAACTTGTTGTAAAACCTAAGCTGAAAGAGTCAGACTTTGATTTGTGGTGGAAAGCCTATCCTGGTACAGATACATTTGTACATAAGGGAAAAACCTTTCAGGGCACTAGGAGCATGCGTGTTAAAAAGGATGATTGTAAGATAAAGCTCAAAAAGATTCTTGATGAAGGTGAATACACTATACAAGAACTTGTTGCAGCTTTAGAATATGAGGTGCTGCAGAAGAAAGAGAATTCTGTAAAGGCTGGTGAGAACAAACTAAAATATATGCAAAACAGCTTGACATATCTCAATCAAAGAACCTTTGAGCCTTTTATAGAGCTGATTAGAGAGGGTGCAAACATTCCTGCAGAACAGCCTAGTGCTCCTTCTGGTAGTGTGGACATTTAAAATTTAATTATATGGAAAAAACATGGATGGAATTATGGAAAGAGTGGATGCAACAATCCATTAAACTGAATCTTATAGATTTTTATGATTGGTTATCAGAGAATTATGAAGTGCCTAAAAAGAAAAAACAATGAAATATAAAATCAATAACAACGAAAAACTAATAGAATACAACGGACAGAATATACATCTCACTAAAAAGGAATTTGATCTTTTTGTGTATTTCCAGTCAAATCCAAACAAAGTGATGACTAGAGAAGAACTTTTAGAGAAAGTTTGGGAATATGGAGTGATAGTTGACACAAGAACAATAGATGTACATATTAGAAGATTAAGAGGAAAGTTTCCAGACATTCCTATTGTCACCAGAAAATGCTATGGATATATGTGGAAAAGTGATGTTTTGCAATAAGTACCAAAAATTGGTAACTTTTGCAAAAGTTTACATTCGTTCCTAAAAGTGTACTATGAGTACTAAAATCTGCATGAATTTTGCCAAAAATCTCATGCATTAAAACAAAATATATGAGTTTTCAACAACTAAAACAAGAGGTGAAAAGTGGGTTGGATGGTAGAAATAACGGTATTCCTATGGGCTTCAATAGGCTGAATAGGTATATTGGTATTAGGAAGTCTATGTATTTTCTTGTGGGTGGTTTGACAGGCTCTGGTAAAACTTCATTCATTGATGATGCATTTGTTCTCAATCCATTTGACTGGTATATCAGTCAGAAAGACCCAGGAATCAAATTACGCATCATATATCGTTCAATGGAGCGTTCTAAAACCTACAAACTAGCTAAATGGGTGAGTAGGAAGATCTTTATAGATCAGGGCATTATGATTCCTGTTCCCAAGTTGTTGGGTTGGACAGACAAGATGAGCAAAGATGAGCATGATTTGTTCCTTATGTATGAAGATTATATAGGACAAATGGATGATGTCATCACTATTATTGATGGTCCAGAGAATCCTGTGGGAATAGCTAAGGAACTAAAAGCACATGCTGTACAAAATGGTAAGATTGAACAAATTGATGAATATAACAAGTGCTATTTCCCTAATAATGAAAACGAGGTGACTATTGTTGTAATAGACCATATTGGTCTATTGAAGCTAACAAAGGACCAGCCCACAAAAAAACAGGCTATTGATAAGATGAGTGATGAACTTAGGTATGCCAGAGATTTCTATGGATATACACCAGTGGTGGTTAGTCAGTTCAACAGAGACATTAGTAATCCTATGAGGATTAAGAATGGTGATGTTGAGCCTCAATTGGAGGATTTTGCAGACAGCTCTTCTACACAGAATGATGCTGATGTTGTTTTAGCATTATTCGATCCTATGAGGTATAAAGTGGCTGATCCATCAGGATATAACCTAGATAAGCTAAGAGATAGCTATGGTGCTAAGTATTTCAGAAGTCTCAGGCTTATTAAGAATTCCTATGGTGAGGATGATATAAGAATTGGTCTTGCGTTCTTAGGACAAATTGGTATGTTCAAAGAGCTTCCTAAGAGAGCCAATATTACAGATGCTGACTATGAATCCATCGTGAACAAAACCTATTTTTTAAACAAATAACACAATTATGAAACAAGTGTATGTACAAGTGGATGTGACAGGAGATGAACCTCTAGCACATGATTACGATTTACAAGATGGACATTTATTTACAACATTAAAATATTCCTATCATAACGATTGGAATGAAGATTTAAAAGGTGCTGTTGCTGGTACACTTCAGGATGATGGTAATGGATTGATTATCAACGTTGAAGGTCTTAAGAAACTGAAATTAGATTATTTACAGGCTCAAAAGCTGTTTATTCTATTATTGAATAATAGTCAAGAGAAGATTGAAGTTCGTGAGTCAAAAGTTATTAAAAGTGTATGAAAATAGCAACATTTAACACCCTACCCAGTAAGAAAGATCCATTTTGGCAATTTGTAATTCTTCCCAGTATTAGTGTAATAGGAGGTGTTTCAAAAGCTGATAGTTATACAGCCATCACTTTTGAATGGTTGTTTTGGTCCCTATCAATAATAGTTGAAAATGAATAAGTCAGAATACCTATCGTTAAAGCTGTCTGGGTCCATGATGATACCATATGAGTATTACAAAGAGAAGCTAGACACAAACAAACATAAAAAAGTGTTATCTCCTCAAGAGTTTAGTGTCTATCTTCCTATGTATATGAACCCAGGAACAGCATTTGAAATAGCATGTGAGTATTATGACCAAAAGTTTGTTATCACTGAGCTCAGAGATAAAGAAGGCAAGTTAATACGTTTTCTATGACTAAGCAGGATGAACTACAGAAACAGATGGTGGAAAAATCCATCGAATTTTATAAGACTAATAATAGAGGTTATTTAGACTTGGCAATGAGATTTGGCAAGTGTAAAACTACAATTGGAATATTAAACAAGCTTTGTAAGAATGGTGAAGTGTTAATAGCCTATCCAGATAACAAACTTAGACAAACCTGGATTGATGAATGTGAGCTGTGGGGATATTCTAATCCTAATGTTACACATGTAAACTTTAGCTCTCTTAAGAAGCATGTGGATGTAGGATATGATTTCTTCATTATAGACGAGTTTCACTCAGCTTCTGAGAATGAAAGAGACTATTGTTCTGATATAATGAACAATTGTAAGTTTACAATAGGACTTTCTGGTACAGTGAGTGATGAAACAAAGCTTGACTGGGGAATGAAAGAAATAGCTCAGTATTCCACTCTCCAAGGTATAGAAGATGGTATATTAGCTGATTACACTATTACAGTGCATACAGTGGAGCTAGACAACATTGTGAAAACAAAGGATAAGAAAGGAAAATTAAAGACAGAGAAGCAGAAATATGATGGGTATACATGGGTGATAGAAAATCTTAAGAGACAAAATGCTAACTTTATGCATTTAGCTCTAGCCAGAAACAGGCTCTCTCTATCCTCTCTAGGTAAGACCAACTATCTTAAAAAGCTTCTCAAAAAGCTACATGATAAGCGAGTGGTGGTGTTTACAGGGCTTGCAAAGGTGGCTGATGATCTTGGTATTCCTTCCTATCACAGTAAGTCTCCTAATGATGATGCCTTTACAGGCTTTCAAGCATTGGAACACAATCACTTAGCACTTGCTGCTATGGGTAAGGTGGGTGTTACATATAAAGATTTGGACTCTGTCATATTATTAAATTTTACATATAACGCAGAGGAAACTTCCCAGATTCTTAATAGAGCAATAAAACTAGACTATAAGAACAAGATAGCTGACCTGCATGTTATATGTCTAAATGAACCAGTAGAGTTAAAGAAAATCAAGGAAAGTCTTTCAATGTTAGACAAAACAAAAATCAAATATGTATGATAATTGAATTAATTAAAGAAAAAGAATTTGGTAAAGGTGTGTGGTATGAAATTCGTGTTGATGGTAAATACATTCATGGAAGTTCAACTCTTGAAAATGTAGAAGCAATGTATAATGCGTTTTTAAAAGATCCTTCTATACTAGAAAAAGAGACAATTATTTTGAAGTCTGATGAAATTTCATTATCTTCACTGCCTAATCAAACTACATAATAAACATGGCAAGCAAGTTAATTGGGATTGTTGGTGCAACAGGCACTGGTAAATCCACATCCATCAAACATTTAAATCCAAAAGAAACGTACATTATCAACACAGCTAAAAAAGAGCTTCCTTTCAAGGGAGCAGAAAAACTGTACAACCCTGAAAACAAAAACTACAAAGAAGTGGATGAGATTGTAGAAATCACTCGTCTGATTAAGACTATTTCTGAGAAAGCTCCACACATCAAAAACATTGTTATCGAGGATAGCAATTATATGATG